GATACAGATGAATACAGAGAAGTTACACTAGATGATATCAACTATCTTATACGAGAGTTTGAAGGATATGTTGATGTTGAGATTGATGATGAAGGATTAGTTGTTATAGAAGGTAAAATAGTGTTAGCTCTGGTACCAGATGAAGAGTTTGAAGACTGGGATGAACTAGAAGAAGAATAATTATTATGGCTGAAAGAAAGAAAACTTACATTAACTCAAGCAACAAGCATGCTGTTAGAGAGTTCTTAATCCAAAGATTCCAATTTGAATCAGTAGTTGGATTAGCGGGTCCAGACATCAATGAGTATCTAGGTTATCTAGAATCCAAAGGATGTAAAGAATTTGAAATCTATGAGAATAACTCACAGGTAGCATTACAACAACTATCTAAAATCAAATCAAAATCTAAGATAGCATTGATATGTGGTGATATTCTCAAAGCAAATCCAGACAAAGAGAATGTATTGTTTGATCTTGACTTCTGTGCTTCTGTTAGATTCTTAACAGATCACATTGCTAAGTTCAAGAGTAATTTTATTATGACATTTAGTTATAGAATAGGATTACAAGAAACAATTAATACATTCTTTAAAGCTAGGAGAGAGAAAGTGTTAGGTAGTGTTGATCATTCATCACCTATACCTCACACAATTTATACAACAAAACAAGGAGACTATTTATTTATCAAGTATTTCGACACATCAGCTATGTGTTGTTTTGCTAAAATTTAGAAATTATGAAAAAAAGTAAACCACAACTTAAATGGACAGAAGAAGAAATTAAAATAGTGGATTCTTATGTAAAGAAAGGTTTAAGTTATAATGATCTTATTAAACAATTATGTGAATGTTTTCCTTATAGAACATTCTTATCTATTAAGCTTAAAGTTTCAAGACTAAGACCCAATCTTTCAATAAAGAATAGAAGCGGTTCATATTTTTATTCAAAAGAATTAACAGATTTGATAAAAAAAGAATTACTTACTACAAATAAATCTTTAGTAAATATAGCAGAAGAAGTTTCAAAATTAACTGATAGACCTTTTCGTGCAGTTTTAACTAAAATACAAAGAATTAGCAGTACTATTCCTGAAAAAAATCAAATTAGATTATTAAATAAAAAATTAGAAACAATGAGAGAAATAAAATTTTATACAGAAGAAGAAAAAAACATAATGAAAAAAATGTTATCTACTGGAGAAACTAAAAGAAATATATCAAGAAAATTAGCAATTCAGTTTAATAGATCAGAATATGGAATTTATCAACTATTAGGTAAAATGAGAAGTTCTGCTCCTAAAGTTAAACCTGTTAGATCTTTAGCTACAATTCGTGCTAAGAAAGAATTACAAGATAAAAAACAACAAGAAGTTTTACAACAACCTGCAGAAGTGGGAGTTGAAGTGCCACATGGTATGACATTCGAAGGAACTCCTAAGAGAATTATGTTACATTCAGATCACTTCAGAATCTATTTCTAATATGGATGATGTATTAACAGCCAAGAGATATAAAGATGAGAGATGTATAGCATACATTGCAGTGGAAAAGATTAAAGATGCTGCAGCTACATTAGAATCTGATGATCCAAACCACAAGAACGGTGTTAAGTTTTCCATATCAAAGCAACGCTATAATGATATTGTTGAGACTGTATTCAATGAGAGATGTGCCAGACATATGAACAGAGACTTAATTAAAGTGGTGATAGATGCAAAACTTAAAAAGTTGTAACTAAAATCATTAGAATATTATAACAATTTTAATTATCTTTGCAGGCTATGAAGTTTATAAATTATTTAGTAAGATGGATATCAAATAATCTCGCTATTCCTTTTTGGATGGTGGGACATATCCATCTTACTACTAACATATATGAAGACATATATGAGATAATAGCCTCGTTTGGAATGAACATTATTGTAGCAATAGGCTTTTGGCTAGATTGGAAAGATCACAAAAACACAACAAGACAATGAACGAAGAATCTAAACAACAGTCACTTGTTGAAAGAATGATACCTCTTCAACAACATTATAACAAATTATGGTTAATTAATGAACAACTCAAGATGAAAAATGATAATGTAATAGTGTACGACATTGAGACCATGCAAGAACTATTCTTAATAGTTTGTATGGTGCCTGGTAAAGCTGGTAAAAGCTTTCAAGTATCTAAATGGAAGAATCAACTTGATTCATTTGTTAGATACACAGAAGAGAATTCTGATGCTTATTGGGTAGGATATAACAATCTACGCTTTGATAGTCAAGTTGTTGAATGGATCTTGAGAAACTATGACAATTGGCATGAGCTAAGCAACTTAGAGATTACAGCTAAGATAGCACAGAAAGCTGCTGATGTTATTCATGATGCAAATTATGATGTATTTCCAGAGTACAGAGAGCACGAACTAACACTTAAACAAATAGATCTATTCAAGATACACCATTATGATAATAAGAATCGTATGGTGAGTCTTAAAAGACTAGAGTTTGAAATGGACCTAGAGAACATTGAGGAGATGCCTATTCATCATACCAAGACTAACATGACCAAGGAAGAGGTTGAACTCACCATTGATTATTGTTACAATGATGTTGATGCAACTTATGAGTTCTACAAGGTGACACTAGGTGAAACTGATCATCCATTATACAAAGGAGACAACAGAATAGAGCTAAGACAGGATATCGAAGAAGAGTTTGGTATACCATGTTTAAACTATTCTGATAGTAAGATTGGTGATGAGATGATTAAGAAGTATTACTGTTCTGAGAAAGGAATAGAATACAAAGAACTACCAAAAAAGGGATACTTTAGAAAAAGTATAGATGTAAAGAATTGCATCGCTAAATATGTGACATTTGAGACACCTCAACTTAAAGACTTCTTAAAGAAGATCAATAAGATGCAGTTAGGTCTTCAAGATGATTTCAAAGAGCATATAGATTTCTATGGAAATGTATATTCTTTTATGAAAGGTGGTCTTCATACAGAGAACAAACCTAAAGTGTTTGATGCTGATGAAGAATATGAAATAATCGATTGGGATGTCAGTTCTTATTATCCTGCTATCATCATTAACAATGGGAAGTTCCCTGCTCACTTAGGTAAAGAGTTCCTGAGAGGGTATAAACAAATGTTTGATAAGAGATTGGAACTGAAACCTCTTGCTAAGAAAGATAAACGTATTAAGGGAATTGTAGGAGCACTTAAGCTTGCAGTCAACTCTGTATATGGTAAGTCATCTGATATGCAAAATTGGATATATGATAGGCAGTTAACTATGTTCACCACGATTACTGGTGAGCTTAGCTTGATGATGCTTATTGAGAAATATGAAACCAATGGCATACATGTGATCTCTGCTAATACAGATGGTGTAACTATCATGATTAAGAAAGACCTGATTCCTTTGATGCATGAAATCAATGAATGGTGGAGTGACCTCACTCAATATGAGTTAGAAAGAACTGACTATTCCAAGATTATTTTCAGTACGGTGAATGATTATTTAGCTATTAAAACAGATGGAGAGATTAAGAAGAAAGGTGATTTCCTTACGGATTTCGAACTTCATAAGAACAAGAGCGCAAGGATTGTTCCTATTGCTCTGGAACATTATTTTGTTAGTGGTATTCCTGTTGATGAGACTATTAGAAATCATAGTAATCTATATGATTTTTGTCTAAGACAGAAAGCAACCAGAAGTTTCCATTATGAGGGAACTAATAGACTAACAGGCGAAGTTACTGTGTATAATAAGTTAATTCGTTATTATATATCTACTGATGGAGAGAAGATCCTCAAGGTTAAGAACCCTGAGTGTATTACTAGGGCAGCTGCAGTAAGTCAGATAGAAGCTGGTGAATGGGTATGTAAAGTTTGTAATTACCTACCAAAACGCAGTAAAGTTGATAATGTCAACTATGATTACTATATTGAGAAGGCTAACAGAATAATCACTAAGGTGAAGACTGAAGGCAAAAGAATCAAAACAGTGTATATTCCTAATCAATTAAATTTATTTGAATGAAAGCTAAAGTGAATCGAGCGAACATTACCAGACATTTAATCGAGTATCAACTTGATATGGTTGGTAAAAGACTAGTGGATACACTAGATGATGACATGTGGTACTTTAATTGGACCATGACACCAGAACAACATGTGGAATTCAAGCGTTATGCTATTCCATTATTAAAAAAAATCTTTAAATTTAACAAACAGAAGGCTGAATCAACATTTGGTTGGTTCAATATGCAATTTGGCCTTCGAATTAAATCCTAATTATTATGAGCACAATTGGAATTATTTTATTAGTTATTGCTGCAATATCAGTAATAAGTATCTATTATGCAATTCACACTGCAGAAAGACATGACGAAAATTTAGAATTACCTGTTACTAAGTTTCAACCTAGAAAGGTGACTGTTGTAGTTTCTGAAGGTACAGAAAAACCTAAGAGAAGATACAAAAAGAGAAACAAGAAGAAGAAACCAGCTGTTGCACAAAATGCACAAGTTGAAAAAAGACCTGTTGGAAGACCTAAGAAATCTGAATAATGGATTGGATATTAGAAGATTGGGAATATCCCAATGATCATATCTATGCTATGGAAAGACAACATGATTTAGAAGTTTCATGGCAACAGTGGGAAGAAGAACAGGCTAAAAAGAAAATGCCTGCAATTATTAAAATAGTAAAACCAATTTTAACAGATGAAGCTGAATGTAACACCACAGCAGTTCGAAGAGCTCATCAAAAGAGGTTATAATTTAGATGTAATATTCTTATTGAAGTTGATAGACGAGCAATATGATGTTTCTCCACTATGTGAGGGAAGTATGAAGATTGGTTCTGTCTATCAAACTTTGATAAGAAAAGCATTGATAACCAAAGATGATGAGAAGATTACAACATTAGGTAAAGACTTATTAGAATTCATGAATGCTAAAAGCACAGGAAAACTAATAAAGAGAAAGCCTGCAACCACAGATTTTGAAGAGTGGTGGAAGAACTATCCAGGTACTGATTCATTTGAGTATAAAGGTAAGAAGTTTACAGGCACCAGAGCTATTAGAAAAGGTAAAGATGAATGTAGACTCAAGTTTGATAAGATTATACTAGAAGGAGAGTATACAGCTCAACAGCTTATAGCTGCTTTGAACTATGAACTCTTACAAAAGAAAGAATCTTCTGTTTCTACCAATAGTAATAGAATGACCTTTATGCAAAACAGTGTAACATATTTGAATCAAAGAGCTTTCGAGGCTTATATTGAACTAATTAATGATGGAGCTAAGGTTGATATAGCACCACAGAAACCAACAGGAGGAACTGACATATGAAACAACGAATCATTATATTCAGTAACATACCAGATATCTATCTTTATGAGGATGGATGTGGTTATACACCAAAAGGGAGATTTGAAGAGTATGATTCTTTAAAAGAAGCTATTCAAGAAAATCCTACATCTAAAATACTTCGTTATCCATCTAAAAACATAGAACATGAGTTTTGAATTATTAAATGCAGAAGTTGAGAAAGGCTTAAATGATCTCAACAGAGGAATTCCTATGGGATTTGATCGCTTGACTAGATATGTAGGTATCCGTAAGAGTATGTATTATCTTGTAGGTGGTTTAACTGGTTCAGGTAAGACTAGCTTTATTGATGATGCTTTTGTTCTTAATCCTGTTGATTGGGCTCTTTCTAAAGAAGGCCTAGCTTCAGGTATCAAGGTGAAGGTGTGGTATAGATCCATGGAGAGAAGTAGAACTTACAAGATGGCCAAATGGGTATCTCGTAAGATATTTCTGGACCAGGGAATCATTATTCCTGTAGGTAAACTATTAGGTTGGACTGAGAAGATGACTAAAGATGAGCATGATTTGTTTCTTTATTACAAAGACTATGTAGATCAGCTAAGTGATATTGTCACCATTATTGATGGTCCAGAGAACCCTGTAGGTATAGCAAAAGAACTAAAGAACTATGCTCTAGAGAATGGTGAGATACAGCAGCTTGATAAGTGGAACAAGATATATGTTCCTAATGATCCAAGTCAAATAACTATGGTGGTTATTGATCACATTGGTCTTCTAAAACTTACAACAGCTCAACCTACCAAGAAACAAGCTATTGATAAGATGTCTGATGAGCTAAGATATGCTAGAGACTTCTATGGATATAGTCCTGTAGTGGTTAGTCAGTTCAATCGTGATATATCTAATCCATCTAGAATAAAGAATGGTGATGTAGAACCTCAACTAGAGGATTTTGCAGACAGTTCAGCAACACAGAATGATGCTGATATTGTTATGGCATTATTTGATCCTATGAGATACAAGGTTGCAGACCCATCAGGTTATGACCTAGATAAGTTAAAAGATGAATATGGAGCTAAATACTTCAGAAGTCTTAGACTAATCAAGAATTCTTATGGAGAAGATGATGTGCGTATTGGTTTGGGCTTCTTAGGCCAGATTGGTATGTTCAAAGAGCTCCCTAGAAAGAAAGACATCACAGACAGTGATTATGAAGCAATTATTAACAAATCATATTTCCTTAGAGAATGAAAGAAGAAGAACAAAATGCATTTCCAGCATTACATTTAGATGGTCATAGAGGAATGAGTTTAAGAGATTATTTTGCAGCTAAAGCAATGGAAGGTCATCTTTCTAATCCTTATACTTATAACGATCCTGATATAGTAGCTAAATCTGCTTATAAAATTGCAGATGCAATGCTTAAACAAAGAGAGCTATGACAATTAGAGACAAAAGGCAGAAAGAGTTTGCTGATGTATGGATGAACCATGGTAAGTTTGGTATATTGAATCTGTGCCCTAGGTTTGGAAAGATTTATACATCCATTAACATACTAGAGGACCTGAAGCCTGAAAGCATTCTTATTGCTTATCCAGATAATAAGATTAAAGACTCTTGGCAATCTGATTTTGAGGATAGAGGATATGATGATTCAAATGTCACATATACAACCCATCTATCTCTAAAGAAGTATGCTGATCAGAGTTTTGATGTTGTTATCATTGATGAGATACATCTATTGAGCGAGGCTCAAATAGAAGTGTGTAAGGACCTGTTTGATGTAAATGGACAGATCCTTGGTCTTACTGGTACATTATCCAGTTGGACAGAAAGAACCCTTGAAGAACAATTAGATCTTCATGTACTAGCAACCTATCCAATTGAAAAAGCAATTGAAGAGGGAGTTATTGTAGATTATGAAATCCATGTTATTAGAGTGCCATTGGATAACACTATTATGCAAGATTATAAGGGGAAGAAGAAAACTGAAAAGAAACAGTTTGATGCTCTAACCTGGGTGATTAATAAACTGCAGAATAGCGGATCTGATACAATGTTTATGCGTCTTGCTAGAATGAGACTAATCCAATCATCTGTTGCTAAAACTAATGCAACTAAAGCATTGCTTGCCAAGCATAAGAATGAAAGAGTGTTAGTGTTCTGTGGTGTTACCAAGATAGCTGACAGTTTAGGAATTCCTTCCTATCATAGCAAATCAAGTGAGAAACAACTCTTTGAAGACTTTGCTGAAGGTAAAGGTAATCACCTGGCTGTTGTGAAGATTGGTAATACAGGTATAACGTATAAACCTCTTAACAAGGTGATCATAAACTACTTTGATAGTAATGCAGAGAATTTAGCACAAAAGATTAATAGATGTATGGCTATGGAGTATAGCACTCCTGATAAAAAAGCCCACATTTATATCGTAAGTACTAATGAACCTACAGAGCTAAAGTGGTTGTCAAAAGCACTAGAATTTTTTGACAAAAACAAAATAAAATACATATAATATTTGACTTTATCAAATATTATTCGTATATTTATAACTTAAAACTAAATATTAATAATTAAAGCAAGTAAACAATGGCAAGTAAATTAGTAGGGATTGTTGGTGCTACAGGTACAGGTAAATCAACTAGTATTAAGCATCTGAATCCAGAAGAAACGTACATCATTAATGTTGCAAAGAAAGAACTTCCTTTCAAAGGATCTGAAAAGCTTTACAACGCAGAAAAGAAGAATTACAAGGAAGTAGATGATGCAAATGAGATCTCTCGTTTGTTAAAAACTATTTCTGAAAAAGCTCCTCACATTAAGAACATTATTATTGAAGACTCTAATTACATTATGGGATTCAATATAGTGGCTAAAGCAACTGAAGTAGGATTTACCAAGTTTAGCGTTATGGCTAGAGATATGGTTGATCTGTTTAGAACTGCTAGACAATTACGTGATGACATCACAGTGTTCTATTTAACTCACCCAGAAACTATTGAAGATGGTGGAGAGATAATAGGATACAAAATCAAAACTGCAGGTAAGTTAATCGATAACCAAGTGTTATTAGAAGGACTGTTAACTGTTTGTCTTTACACTAATGTAGAGGAAACAAAAGATGGTGCTGCTACATATAGCTTTGTAACTAATCGATATAAGAAAATGCCTGCAAAAAGTCCTGATGGTATGTTTGCAGAAACAAAAATACCAAATGACTTACAACTAGTAGTGAATACATTAAATGAATATTATAACTAAAATTAAATTAAGATGAGTAGTATCGGAGGAAAGAAAAGAGAAAACACAGGTGGTGGAGATTTTTCTAAGAAAGTAGGTTTGTTTGAAGCAAACGTGATTGCAATTAATCCAACAATTGAAGAGTTTAAAGACATTCTAGGTATGGAGCTTAAAGAAGATAGCAAAGCTGCTGAGTATTTAGGTGAGACAAAAGATGGTAATAACTATCTACGTGTTGATTTCTGGTTAGAAGAAGTTAAGAACAAAGACAAATTCAAGGTGTCATTCTTTTTAGAAGACAAGGAGAGAGAAAATAAAGATCAGACTAAGAATCAGTATATCAATTCTATTGGTATGTGTTCTTGGGCAGCTGATGAAAATGATCTAGCTGAATGGTTCACTAAAGGAAGAGATTATCGTGTAGCTTATACAGGTGAAGAGGATCTTTATAACTTTATGAGAACATGGTTAGCTGATCTTGACTATCGTGATGCAGATACTGTTCTACAATTAGAATGGAAGAAGTTGATGCGTGGTAATGTAAAAGACTTAAAAGACCAAATTGATGGTGAGTGGGCTAAATCTGTTGTATCTCTTGCAACTGTAATAGTTAAAGAGAGAGATGGAGAGTCTAAAGAATATCAAGGGATCTATAACAAAGCATTCTTAAGTGGATATGCATTGAAACAATTTAGACTTGTTGATTATGGAAGCAAAAAAGTTCAGACAGATCTTAAGAATAAGAAGCCTCGTGACTTGAAAGCACATGAGAAATTTGTTGTGAATGTTATAGGTGAATATGGTTGTAAAGACTATTATACATTTAAAGATTTACAGGATTATAATGCAGATGATAACCTAGTGGCTTCTGATGCATATATTTCTGATGAGGGTGATGATTATTAATAATTATTAATTCGGTAGAGGCCCTCATCAGAAATGATGGGGGTTTTTATTTTTAGAGCTATGATAAAAGGAAGAAAGAAGTTAGACTTAACACCTGATAGCATATTAAACATGATATCTGAATATGATATCTATAAAATGTATATGCCACATCAGAACTGGAAAATTAATACCGTTACTTATTCTCCCTTTAGAAATGAAAAACATCCTTCATTCATTATAGGATATAGAGGAGGAGCATTAAGATTTATAGATTTTGGAGATTCCAGCAAGAAAGGTGGATGCTTTGATTTTGTAATAATGCTGTTCAATTTACCATCATTGCGTGAAGCATTGTTAATGATTGATAGAGATTTTGACCTAGGGATAATGAATGCATCCTCTACAAAGAACTATGAGAGGATTGTTGCTGATTATTCACAACCAACTGCCACATCTAAACGTGAGTATTTTATTCAAGTGAAGACTAGAAAGTTTACTAACGAAGAGCTGGCCTATTGGAATGGGTATTACCAGGACATAGATGATCTTAGAGCTAACAATGTATATTCAATTGATACAGTATATCTCAACAAACAAAAGTTTCCAATTAAGGACTCTGAGTTGAGATTTGGTTATCTATATGAAGGCCATTGGAAAATCTATAGACCATTTGCAGACAAAAAGAATAAGTGGATGCCTAATAATGTGCCTATTACTATGATGGATGGATTACAAGATATCAAAGATTGTGATGTAGCATTTATCAATAAGAGTAAGAAGGATTACATGGTGATGAAAAAAGTATTTCCATGTTGCTGTGCAGTTCAGAATGAAGGTATTGGATGTTTCTCTGATGAGAATGTTGAATACATTAAGGAAAATTCTGATGTCCAAATATTAAGCTTCGATAGTGATGAAACTGGTGTAAAGAATTCTCAAATGATAACTGATAAGTTTGGGTTTGAGTATTGCAATGTACCTAGAATCTATCTAGATGAAGGAATTAAGGATTGGGCTGATTTAGCACGCATACATGGATTAAAGACAATTGAGAAATATTTAATACAAAGAGAACTAATATGAATTGTTTAGATAATGAGCTAGAAATGCTCGAAGAAGAGATTAAAGAAAACATTGAATGGCTTGGTACATCATCAAGAGATGAAATAGAGTGTATCAGTGTAGAAAACTTAGAAGCAGTATTAACAAGATTTTTTCGAAGAAAAATATCACTAACATTAGGATAAACTTATGGCAAACATCATAGATGAATTAGAAGAACAAGCTCAAGAGTTAATTGATTTTGGTAATTCTAAAGAACAACATGAAGGATATGGTATTCAAAGAGCTACTGAAGAGCTTAGAAAATACTATTATGGATTCAATGAGCTTATGGAATATTTTGATAGTATTTCAGATGAAGAAAAACCAATATTACACAAAAAACTTGTAGAACTAGGATTATAACAAAAATAGAAATTATGGAAAATTACAACACCGCAAGAGGAATGTTGCTAGCAGCACCACTTCCTCAACAAACACGCACTTACAAACCTGTAAGTCATGCAGAATTAATGGACCTAACACTTGAGAGTATTCATCAAGCAGGGTTTACCCTAGACCAAGAGCTTTATACATCTGCAAGAGATGGTAAAGTTGCTAATGGTAAGTTCACAATTAAGAATGTAGCTGACAGTGAGATGCAATTACAGATTGGTTGGCAAAATAGCTATGATAAATCATTATCATTAAAGTTTGCTATTGGTACCAAGATCTTTATTTGTAGCAATGGTTGTGTAAGTGGTGATTATGGATCTTTTAAACATAAACATGTTGGAGAGATTCAAACATTCACACCACAAGCTATTACAGAGTACATTATGGATGCTGGAGAAGCTTTCACCAGAATGCAGAAAGAAAGAGATATCATGAAAACTATTCAATTGGATAGAAGAGCTCAGGCTGAACTAATAGGACGTATGATCATTGAAGAAGAATTCATTGAATCTACACAGCTTAACATCATCAGGAGAGAGCTTGATAAGCCTACACATGATTATGGTGCACCAGATAGCTTATGGGAACTTTATCAATTCACTACATTCAGTATGAAAGAGGTTCACCCAAGCTTATGGATGGGTAATCACATTGATGCTCACTCATTCTTCTTAGATGCTGCAGGTATTGTTAGCAAACCTATTACTAAACCAGCTACTCAATTAGAATTATTTGCTGTATAATGGAAGAATTAGTACAATGGGCCAGATCATTAAAGAATGATCACCCAGATAAGTTTGAAGAGATATGGGATTTTGTTTCTCTATGTCATGATGAAATAGAAGAAGGAGGATCTCCTGATCACGAAATAGAATTATGTAAAGAATCAATTAGACAATTACTAGAAGATGAAATGGGATAATTTTAAACATCAGTTTCACCCTAGTTGGCATGCAAAGATGCGTCCATTTATAGAGAGTGAAGAGTGTGATAAGATTTATGCATTTCTAAAAGCAGAGAGTAAGAGGGGCAAAAGAGTTGCTCCTCTCTCTATGCATGTTTGGAGATGTTTCTTAGAGACACCATTAGATGATATTAAAGTGGTGATGGTAGGACTATGTCCATATCATACACTTAAGAATGATGCTCCTGTAGCAGATGGATTACTTATGGGCTGTTCTATTACAGAACAGGTTCAACCTTCATTAGATCAGTTTTATAGAGCTATGGAGAAAGAATTTTATGATGGGTTAAACTTACACATTATAGAGAATCCAGATGTGAGCTTCTTAGCTCATCAGGGAGTGTTAATGCTTAATGCCGCTTTAACTACAGAGATTAATAAAGCAGGCTCTCATTTAGATATATGGGAACCATTTATTAAATATCTGTTTGAGGAAGTGATTAACTACTTAGGTGTACCAATTGTGTTTCTTGGTAAAGATGCAGCTAAATACAAAAAATACACAGGCATATTTGCTCATGTATTTGAAGTGAGTCATCCAGCAAGTGCATCTTATAAAGGAATAGATTGGGATACAGAAGGTGTATTCACAAAGGTTAATAGATTATTAGAAGAAAACAATGGGTTTAGTGTGATGTGGTTAGACATTGATCCGCCCTTTTAACAATTAAAAATTAGAAAACATGGCAGAAATGAAAACAGGTCAAATAGACAAAATGATTGAACATAAAGTAGATCAACAAATTGATGTATTTGTACGTGATATAGCAGATAAGATTACAAATTTTCTTAAGCAGAATGGAGATTATGATGGTGGTTCTTTATATGTTCCATCTGAATGGGAATCAACTGGTAGTGGTACTAGAAAAGTTAAAGAACTTAGTTATGAAAGTATGTTCGATTTTAGAAAAGGATTGAATGCTGGTTTCCAAAAACAACTTAAAGAAAAAATGATTGCTAGAGCAACAAAAGATTTATTAGATAAAATTGAATTATTAAGTTAAAATTATGGAAAATAGAGAAATTACAATTGATGAATTACAAAAAGGAGATGAAGTGATCATTCATGGTAATGGTTACATTCAATATGTAAAAATTCTTAGACCAATGAAGTTAGCTAAGAATACTAATTACAGAGGTGATACATATTATTCTAGAGTGAAATGTTCTTTTAAAGAACATGATGTACGTTCATGGGATAGAAGAGGTACATTAACAGGAGAAGGACATACTAAAGAGAAGTATGTAGATTTTAATTACAGAAATATTTGGTTAGTAAAAAGAGAAACAATTTAAATTAAAGAAAAATGATTTTAGAAAAACAGACAGAAAGCAACGTCCTATTAGAAGGACAATCACAAGAAAGTATAGGAATGTCACTAGACTTAGATTCTGCACAGATATTGATGCAGATGTTAAGTAAGAATTTATATTCTGATGACATAGGTTCTGCTATCCGAGAATGTGCATCAAATGCATTAGATAGCCATAGAAGAGCTGGAGTGGACACTCCTATCATTGTATCATTTAAAGAAAATTCTAGTTACAATTATGAATTCTGCGTAGAGGATTTTGGTATTGGTCTAGATGCTGATGATGTGAAAAACATTATTAGTAAGTATGGTAAATCAACTAAGCGTGACAGTAACACTGAGCTTGGTATGATGGGATTAGGTTTCAAGGCACCTCTTGCATATTCTAGTAGTTTCTACTTTGTATGTAGAAAAGATGGTATGGAACGTAAGTATATGATGTATGAAGGAGAAGATACTAACACTATCGATCTTTTATATGAAATGCCTACAACAGAAGGTAATGGTGTAAAGGTGATTATCCCTGTTAAGTATAGTGATGCATATCAATTCCGTAAGAAGATTAAGGAGCAACTTTGTTATTTCGAAAGTGTATACTTTGATGTACCAAGTGATTCTACTATTACTAATGATTTTGTTATCTCTAGACACACACATTTTCAGTTCTCTGAAATGTCTACAGATGATAGATTACACATTTGTTTAGATAATGTTTACTATCCTCTTGATTTCGAGAAGGTGGGTATTGATAGAATTGATTTCCCTGTAGCTCTTAGATTCACATTAACTGATGGACTTTATCCAACTCCTAATAGAGAGAGTTTGAGATATACTCAGGAAGCTAAACAAATCATTCTAACTAAACTTAGTAATGTAGCAGATTATTTCGTAAACAAGTATAATGAACAATTGACAGAAGGTAATGATATTTCTTCTGTAGTTAATTATCTTGAGAAGAATGGTCATAGAATTACAATGGGTAATGGTAATACAGAAAGAATTGATGATTTCATTAAGTTCTCTCAAGTACAAATTGCTGTTCCAGAGATAGAAGGTGTTAATCTTATCAACTTCCCTGCATTATATAAGATGCATAAACAAGAAATCATAAATTATGCATTTCCTTCTAAGTTTATGTTGAGATATAAAAGAATGCAAAACACAGATAAACATTATACATGGGGATACACTATAGAATCTGTATGTAGTGGACGTTCTAAAGTGTGGATGTATGATGATAGAATTCCTGGTATCAAGAAAGATTATCTAAGAGCTACATGTACAGAGAGTGATTACAATTTCATTGTTAAACGAGCTGAACCTATGAAATTAGGAATTCGTGCTAAGTATAACAGAGAAACTTATTATCACTTATTAGGTCTTGCTAATTATCCAAAATCACAATGGAGAGATGTTATTAAAGAATATCAATACATTCTATCTTTGATTGAGGAGAAGTTTGTTAATCTTGATGAATTGGTTGTACCACAATCTTTTATTGATAGCAAAAAGAAAGTTAAGGTTGCTACTACTGGAACATCTGGTAAAAGACTTAAGATTCAGGGAGAGATTGTTGGTAAGAAAGGTGTAGACTTAATGAGATGGAATGATGGTAGAAAGTGTAAGTTTGATTCACAACTATATAAGTTAGAAGATCTTGCAAGTGCTAAGCACTTAAAGGTGTATGCTCATCACGATGAATATATGAAGCTTGATGCTTTGTATGGAGTGATGCAAAAACAGAAAATAGAAGTAATTACATTTTCTGCTAGAGAACTTAAAATAGTAGAACAATTAGACATTCACAATTTAATATCATACGACAAATTTATGGAGGGGAAAAATGCACCATTCAAAAGAATAATCACATCAATGTTAATCAATGACATGATAAGTAATTACAGACACATCTTTGATAGAGTAGATCAGATAGAATTTGTATCTAAAGATCTTTCTAATAAGATAAGAACATTACTGGATTACAAACGCACTCATTATTATGATAGCGATGGATCTTTAAAAGCAGCAATGTTAACAGTGGCTGAAGAACATAAATTGTTTGACATGAACATCTATCCAGAGTATTTAGAAATGTTGGACATCTTTGAGAAACTTACATTCTTGAATCCTTTATGCTCTAGAGCAGGATATTTTACTGAAAGCGATCAGATGGTAGGTGTAATGACTGACTTATTCAAGTATTACAAACACAGAGTAGATCTAAAACACTACAACATTAGAATCAATGAAGAAGTGTTAACTGAAGAAACAATAGAAAATTTAGTAGATTAAAGAAAAGGGGGAGCAATCCCCCTTTATTAAAAAGTAACAATTAAAATTAAATAAAATGAGCAACAAATTTTTAAGTCTTGACTGGTTCAAGCAAACAGCAGAGAACGCAATAGCTAAAGTGGTAGCTAACAAGTTAGAGAGTCTAATGGAACAAGAACAAACAGGTTCTGATTATGATCTTGACAAAGAAGTGTTTGAGAAACCTTACATAAATCTAAAATTGGTAAATGACACCTTAACTGTGGTGTTAAGAGACGGAAGTATAATGAGTAAGCCTGGAGCAACAGAAGAAGATTTTGTTGCTGTTTCTAATGCAAGAAGTTTGCATGAAATACATGCTATTATAGCTTCTGCAGAAGTGGCAGCTGATGTAGAGAAGATTAGAGCTGAAGCAGAAAGAATCAAATCTTTACAACAAGGTATTCAGATACTTAATGTTCTTCCTGATTTCAAAGTGGAAGGTACAACAGTTTATTTAGCAGGTACATCTAGAAGTATGCCTCAAATATTAGTTGAGGAGTTTGTTCGTGTAGTGTATAGAGTGAGTAATGAACCATCTACAGAAGTATTCCATGTACAATTGAATGAAGATGATGAGTATGTAGCATTGAAGAACTTCTTTATGTGGTGTTGTTTAAACCCAAGAGCTGAAGTGGCACATGAGCTATACAGATTCTTGAGTGAGAATTCATTTAGAATCACTAGACAAGGATTTGTTGTAGCATTGAGAAATGTTGTAACGCTTCATGGTTCTCCTGAGCTTGTACATTTCATCAGTAATGCATATAACAAAGTAAAAGCTGTATGGAAGAAGAATCCATCTGAGTACACAGTGTTCTTAGAGAACGGTGAATACAAACTTGTACATGATGATAAACTATTCAAAGAAGAAACTCATACAACAACAACATGTCCTGATTGTTTAGGAGATGGTGGATGGTATGATGAAGAATGGGAAGATGATAATAACTGGATAGATTGTGAAAATTGTGATGGATCAGGAGAAGTGGAAGAATATACTTACACTGAAACATGGTCTGTAGACCATGGTGAGAAGATTGGTAATCTTGTAGAACTATATCTTGATCTACCTAATAGAGCAGAGAATAGATTTACAGATGATTGGACTAAAACATTTGATATCCGTATTGGACAAGTGACTAGTATGCCTATGGAACAATGTAACTGGAGTACACAAGATTGTGCTGCTGCAGGTTTACACTTTACAGCTGATCAGATTCACTATGTTGGATGTGGTGATCAATCTGTTATTGTTCTTATCAATCCTATGAAAGTGGTAGGTATTGGTCAACATAAAGGTAGATGCTATGAGTATCTTCCAATTATGACTGTGCCAAGAGAAGAAGCTACTAGAATTCTACATGATGGTATGTTTGATACAATTCAATTAGATGAGGAGTATGCTATTCGTGAATTAGAATCTCTTGCTGAAAGAGCTAAAGATGGATTTGCTACTGAGTCTAAAAAGTATCAATTCAACATGCCAGCTATTTCTGCTGTAGAAATCAATAACATTGTTAATAGTCTTAGTGAGATGAAAGCTAAGATAAGCAAACGTGTTAGTACGATTAAATAATAATTAATATAGTTATGTCGCAAAAATATGCTAAATTTGCGACATAACTTAATTATAACTATATGGCAAAGAGAGTGTTGGTCCCAAAGACAAGATGTAATGGTACAATGAGTGAAGCAGCCTTCTGGAGCTTCATACGTAGTGCTTTGAGACAAAAGAGTAGATGGTGGAAACCCATATCAGTTTGCAAACTTAATGCTCGTAGACTATATAAAGGTGCAAATAAACGTCAGAAATATGAGTATAACTGTAAAAAGTGCAAAGGATGGTTTCCAGAAAAAGAAATTAATGTAGACCACATTATACCTGCAGGATCATTAAATACAGCACAAGACCTACCACAGTTTGTGGAAAGACTATTCTGTGAGCAAGACAATTTGCAAGTGTTATGTACTACATGTCATGATAAGAAAACATTAAAAGAAAAACAATCTAAAATTAAAACAAATGGAAAATAAATATTTCACTCCAGATATAGAAGATATTCATGTTGGATATGAATGTGAGTTATTAATGAACACTAATGTAAGTATACTTAATCCAACTAGCAATGCTCCAGAATTTAAACCTTTTATTTTTGAGAAAAATAAAATAGAACTACTTATTGAATTATATGATTCTATTAGAGTTCCCTATCTTACTAAAGAACAAATAGAAGCTGAAGGATGGAAGTTTGATTATAATTTAGGAGATTTTGACTATTATATTAAAACAGTTAATAATACAGAATATGAATTAGAATTTTGTTATAAAGAACGTATTAATATAAATATATGGAAACGTACTTTATACCATGGAGAATGTAAAGACATTAACACATTTAGAAAAATAATTAAACTATTAGAAATATGAAAAACGCAATAACAATAAATAAGACACCTTCATTCAATGAGGTGTGGCATGAAGGCCATGTAGAACATGAAGGTAAATACCATTACTTCTGGTTAATACATCCGCAAGGATTAGATGATAAGGGTGATCAGTATGAATTAGAAGTGAGATGGTTTTTCTCAAGAGTACCAAGAGAGGTTAGAGCTCTTTATCCTCAAATTATAGAAGCATTTAAACAAACATTATGATAAAAGGAAACAGTAAAACAGAAGCAAACTATAGAGAAGTAATGCTCGATAGTTCAAGTTCATTGAAAGATTTCTCCCAAGATAGAAAGAAGTATTACAAGAAGTATATACTTAATGAGGTGGTAGAAGACAAAGATAGCTCAGCTGCTAATATGGGACGCATAGTCGAAACCCTACTTATGGAACCTCATCTATTTGATGATAAGTTCTATATGTCATCTTGCCTATCTACACCAACAGGACTTATGTTAGATTTTGTTGAAGCTTTATATCGTGTAACTAGAGATGCTACAGATGAAGATGGTAAGATTACCAGAGACTTTGCAGATATGTCTTTAGAAGCATATAATCTTTCAGGATTCAAGATTAAGTATGAGGCTGTTATAAGTAAGTTTATAGGAAGTGAGGCTGAAATCTACTACAATGAAATTAGAAGAGTGAGAGCTAATAATCTAACAGTGGTAAACACTACAGAGATAGCAGTTGCTGAAAAGATTGTAGAACAGCTTAAAACTAATAGCACTACAGCTCCAATTGTTAATCTAGTGAACAGTTCTAGATATGAAGTGATTGATCAGATGCAAGTTGAAGGATATACAGTTGATGGTCATCCATTTAAATCTATGTTAGATAAAGTGGTGATTGATCATGATAAAAAGACTATTCAACCATATGATTTAAAATGTACATGGAGTGTTGAAAATTTCTATGAAGAGTATTATCTTTACAGACGTGCATATATTCAAGCATTCTTATATTATCGTGCAATGTTAGTACTTGTTCATGATAAAGCTAGTGCATGTCATGGATATCATGTAGAATATCTAAAGTTCATTGTATGTGATAGCACTAATTATTATCAACCATTGATTTATACATTAGATGATGATGATATGAATGATGCATACAAAGGATTTGTACACAAAGGAAGAACTTACCCTGGTGTAGGAGATTTAATAGCAGCATTAACATGGTGTAAAGAAACAAACACATGGAATATAAGCCACAAAAATTATTTATCTAACGGAATTGTTAATATCAAAGGATAATCTATGGAGATTAAAAAGAATATAACTAGCATTTTTATGGTACCTACCCTCAAGGTACCTAAAGATGCTTTACGATCAAATGGATTCATTAATGCATATGTAAAAGATGCAAGAAGAGAAGACCATTATAATGAATGTATCTATCTATTATTTAAACCAGAAGATCTGGATAAGTTTAGAGAGTTTCTAGATAACGAATATGAAAGAACTAAGACCATCATAGAAGATTATGATTATGAAGATGGGTTTGTTGTTGTAGTGTATCAACTAAACAGCAAATATGAAAAGGACTTTGATCTTATTAGACAGGGAAATTATTCTAAAACATCTAAAGACTTTCAAAAGATGTTTCCAAAAATAATTAAAATAACTAGAAACGGATTACATAAAGATGAACTATCTTTGCAATACAGAATCTTTAACAGAGCTGAAGATCTTATAGAATTTTGGGAGAATAAGCTAGGTGTAGATTTTGAAGACCACTATGAAGTGTGGGAAGGTTGGGACGAAACAAAAGAAATTTTAGAACTTGATAAAATAAAAGAATTATGTGTAATAGAGAAATCTTAGAGGTTATTATAGAAGAAGTAGGTAGCAAAAATGCTGCAGAGTTTTGTAGACTAGCTAGTCTTATGTATGATATTAGATATAATGCATGCAAACAATTAGATCCGCTTAGTGAACTTGATTATGAAAGAGACTGGTGGAAGGATGCAGAACTAGAATTAAAAAAGAAAATTTAATATTATGACTGGATTAGAACTTTTAGAAAAATATCCAAGAGCCGCTTCTGTAATTAAGAACTGGCTTTTATGGAAAATGGTTGATGCATTACAGAATGAATCAATTGATGAAGAATTCAAACAATACATGCGTGATCAAGGAATAGAGAATGATAAGATAGCACCAATGATTGATGCAAATCCTAGAATGTTATTTGATATATTTGATGAGCATGAAGTATTCATTAGTATAAATATAACATATAGAAAATTTACTTATAGAATAGATAATCTAGTTAATCCTACAGAATATTCAACAAGAAAAGAGTGTGAATTAATTAGTATAACTAGAGCATTTGAAATATTAGAAAACAAACTAACCCCTAAAGAAGAAACTAATGAGACAGATAACTAGTGATACACATGCTGCTTTCAATGCTGGAAGAAGATTCAAATCTAGAAACACAGAAGTTAGATTCAATGATGGTGTAATAACTATGTACTTACATGGTAGAGCTATTGCTAAACAAGAGCACGATGGTATATACATAAGTGATGGTAATTATGGATTCTCTAAAACAACTCAAGAAAGATTAAAAGGTTTCAACGTTAAACTTAGAGGACATAAAGGACAATGGATATTCGATGAGAAATCTGTATGGGATGGAAATTGGATGAAAATTAATTAGGAATAATCAGGGAGATGAATTATATTTGTCTCCCTAAAATTAAAAAACCATGAGAACAATAAAAGAATTTAATGAGAAGTATAAAGACTATCTAGATGGTCAGGGTATACTTTTAGATATTCCATCTGTATTATCATATGTTGATCAAGTGTTTAATGATCTTACACAGATCCCTGGATTTAAGTATGAACAAATCACTACACAGCATGGATTAGCTAGAGTGCATACAAATCTTCAGGAGATTATGCCATTTGCAGGAAGAATCCTAGAACAAGAGCTTGAAGAAAAAATCAACTTCATTCTTAAAGTGGAATACGAAATAGAGCACAGATTAAAAAGTTTAAACCTAGACAAAGATGGAAAAGCTATTCAAACAATTTAAAAATATGTTAGTAATATATCCCAAGTATCAAGGATACGTATGTGGATATAATGATGCTCATTTCATTGTTGCTGTGGAAACTAATGATGTAAAGAACTTCTTTAGAAAGATGGAGAATCCAACCATCATGGAAGAGTATAAAGATACCAAATACAGATATGTATTTGCGGATGAATCATATCTTTTAAAACAAATTAAGAATGGGTTACATAAAAAGAATGTCACTAAAAACTAAGCTTCTTATATATGAATATAAAGAGCGTTATCCTGCTATAACAGCTGAACAAGTATCAGAAATGTTTGGTACGCAACTAGAAGGAGTAATAAAATTATTCAAAGAAGGAGAAATAATTGTTCCTTCTAAGTTTAATAAGAAATAAAATTGTATATTGCAATCTGAAATTTAACCTATGGGAAAGAAAGATTATATACAAAACGTAGACTACTATTTAGAAAATGGTAGGGTTATATTCACAGAGAAGTATCTTAAAGAAAGAGGCCCTTGTTGTGGTGGAAAATGTAGACATTGTCCATACACAGAAAGAGCAAAGAATAACACTGAGTTAAAAAAATAATTTCTGTTCTGTTTTTTAATTGTTGAGAAGGCCCTAGAGAAATCTGGGGCTTTTTTATCCTCAATTCATTAGGAAATAAGCAGAAAAATCATTACCTTTAAACAATTAAAAATCAATTAAATAATGGCAAAAAAAGCAACAAAAGAAACTGATGATAAGTTTCAAGAAACAATCGACAACCTAAACAAAAAGTATGGTGTTGGTTCAGTATTAGCATTAGACTCTAAAACAGGAGGAGACTATGATGTAATCAGTACAGGTAGTATTGGATTTGATTACATCACTCTAGGTGTAGGAGGATTTGTAAAAGGTAAGCTATATGAGCTTATGGGATGGGAAGGTACAGGTAAATCTACAATCTGTGGGCATGCTGCTGCAGAGTGTCAGAAAGCTGGAGGTACTGTATTGTATATCGATGGTGAGCATGCTGTTGATAAAAATTATTTCAAGAAACTAGGAGTGGATACAACTAAAATGTTGATTGCTCAACCATCATGTGGTGAGGAGGGATTTAACATTGCTATGGAAATGATTCAAACTGGAGAGATTGATCTTGTGATCATCGATTCAGATTCATCTCTTATTCCTAAGAAACAATTAGATGGTGATGTGGGTGATTCTACTATCGGTTACAAAGCTAGACTAAACAGTAATGCTTATCCAAAACTTAAGGGAGCTCTATCACATCATAATGTATGTGTTATCGTAATATCCCAATATAGAGAAAAGATTGGTGTTATGTTTGGTAACCCAACTACAACTCAAGGTGGTCATGCATTGAAATTCTACAGTGATGCTAGAATAGAAGTGTCTAGAACTCTTGCAAAAGATGGTGATGTAAACTATGGTAATATCACTAAGCTAAAAGCTATTAAGAATAAAATGTCTCCCCCATATAGAAAATCAGAGTTTGAGATTGTATATGGTGTAGGTATTGATAAACTTGATGAGATGATGAGCCTTCTTAACGAGTTTGAGATAGGTAGAAAGTATGGTAAAACAATGACAATTGATGGAACTAAGTATGACTTAGATGAATTCAAGCAGCTTGTTGTAGACAATCCAGAATTCTATGATGAACTAAGAGAGAAGATTATAGCTAAGATTAATGAGTCTGATCTTCCTGTTGAGGAAGTGGAAGTGGAAGAAGATGAACTATAATGATAGATAAAGTAGTTGAAGCGGTAAGAGCTGATCTATTACAGCGATCTCAAGTGGGTATTAAGAAATATAATACTACACTTGAGAGAACTGATCTGGAGCTCAAAGATTGGTTACAGCATTCATATGAAGAGTGCTTAGATATGGCCAACTATCTAAAGAGATGTATAATTGAACTAGAGAACAATGAGAGAGTACAAAAATAGATACGGTGATGTGTTCACATTCACAGAGGATGATGATCACAATATACTATGGGAAGGTAACTTTGAATTCTGTAGAATAGGTATGCCTAATGATTACCAAAATGCATATAATGCATATTTGAAAGATAATGAACATAGTCAATCATTAATGACATTAACTCAATTTAAGAGTGTTGTACATCATTATGATGATGAAACTCTTAGCTATGACTATCCTAAATACATAACTATGGTTGAGTCTCTAAGAGATGAAATAGATATGGTTGATCCTAGTGGTGGGCCCTATCTAATGAGAGGCATGTCTTTAGATAATCTAGGATTTGAAGGATACAAGATTGAAGATTTTAAACCTATTGAAAAAGGTTATAAAATAATTATAAAAAAATAATATGAAAAGTTACAATGAATTAGAAGCCCTTGTTATAGCATGGGCAACACAGAAAGGTATTCTAGAAAATGGAACACCAATTGCACAATGTCATAAAACACTAGAAGAAGTTGAAGAGCTTCATGATGCTATTATGAAAAATGATAGAGCAGAAGTGATTGATGCTTTAGGTGATATCCTAGTAACAATTATCATCCAAGCTGAGATGCAAGGATTGAAGCTTACAGACTGTTTAGATAGTGCATACAATGTAATTGCTAAGCGTACAGGTAAGATGGTAGATGGTCAGTTTGTTAAAGATGATACAGGACATCCTGGATTTGATCCTAATAATGCAAGCCATACATAATGAAATGTAAAACTTGTGGAAAAAATTCTGATAGCGACTATTGCTTTCAGCATAAACCCAGAAAACAACTACAACAAAGTGGGAAACCATCACTAACTACAAAAAAGAAGGTTAGTGATGGAAAATCCCATCAAATTAGAGAAATGTTTATGGATATGTGGAAGAAAAAGCCACACAAATCAGAAATAAGTGGAACATATTTAGGTAAAGAAGCTATGTCTACATACTTCCATCATATTTTACCAAAAGAAAAATACCCAGATGCTTGTTTGGATGAAGAAAATATTATACTTTTGACACTTGAGGAGCATTCTAATGTTGAGAATGACATGTATAGATATGAGGAGGTGAATAAAAGACGTAATCATTTATTAACCAAATATGAAAGAACCTAATAGGGAAAGAAAGAGTGATATTAAATATAATGTTACCCTTAACGAAGAACAGAAGCTCGCTAAACAGTTAATAATCAACAATCAAATTGTTATTGTTACTGGTAGAGCAGGAAGTGGTAAGTCATTAATCTGTGCTCAAGCAGCCTTAGATTTCTTAATGAAGAAACAATGTAATCACATCTATGTTACAAGAGCTACAATCGAAGTGGGAGGATCATTAGGATTCTTACCAGGTGATCTAGAAGATAAGTTTAATCCTTACTTAGAAGCTTTTCAGGAGAACCTAGAGAAGTGTTATGATAAGTTGAAGATTCAAGAACTTGTTAAGAACAAAAGAGTAGTTGCCTATCCTGTACAATTTATTAGAGGAAAAACAATTGATGATGTTCTTGTAGTGGAAGAAGCTCAGAACTTATCAAAGAATGAAATGCTTGCCATACTAACTAGACTTGGTAAAACTGGAAAGATTATTATCAACGGTGATAATGAACAGAAAGATATCAAAGAATCATACACAGGTCTATCATATGCTATAGACATCTCTAAGAAGATTGATGGTATAGAATGGATCAAACTTAAAGCAAATCACAGAAGTGATCTTGTAGGTAAAATATTAGATAACGAATACAATTAAATAATGAACGTAGAAGTATTAAAATTTAGTGCATCATGGTGTGGTCCATGTAGAGTGTTAGCTCAAACATTAAAAGATGTTGAAGGGATAACTAACATTGATATCGATAAAGACATGGAAACAGCTAGAAAGTATGGAATCAGAAGTGTTCCTACTATGGTGTTCCTAAAAGATGGGAAAGAAGTGCATAGACAATCTGGTAATATGCCACTATCTATGTACAATCAAATCTTAGATGAAATTAATCTTGATAAATAAATAATTAAAAACAAGTAATATGAAAAACCAATTTTTTTACACAGCCAAGATTGGCGAAAAGGAGTATTTAGCTTCTTTAAACTTAAACAAAATCATTAGAACATTAGCTAATGATGCAGGAGGACTTATCATCATCTTAGATGATTTCAATGAAAGAGTTACAGAACAACCAGACATTGATCTTAAGACTAATAAGATGAAAGGATTCAAAAAAGTTCGTGAGACTGTACAATCAGAGATTGAACTAAATGCTGATGATGCACAAAAATTTATTAAACTAACTGAATTTAAAGGATAATGTCAACAGAAGAAGACTTTAATGCTAAAGCTTTAGAAGCTATAACATTAGGTATAGTTTCAGGAGCATTTTTGGCTCATGAATGCTATAAAAAAGGAGAACCAGTCGATGAGTATTTTAAACAAATCGAAGAGCTTTTAAAACACTATAATGAATTAACAAAAAAATAAAACCATGCCAAAGTTATTAGGAAATAGAGTATACTTAGAGATACCACAGAAAGAAGAAAGCAAACTTATTGTAGATGAGAATACAAAAGAAGCTTTAGAAAAAGAAATGCTTAAAAAAATGAGCAAGCTTAAAGTGCACAGTGTTGGTACAGCTAACATGGATGTAAAAGAAGGTGATGTAGTGTTGGTAGATCCAGCAGCTTTACAAAAAGCTCCATTAATCCCTTTATCAGATGATGAGCAAGTGTTACTTGTTTCTCCATTTGATATTATTATGATTTGGTAATATGGAATATCCTTTTATTAGTTGTAAGTGTATAACCTATGGAAGAGTAGATACTCTGGAGGAAGCTGTACAAAGTTTCCTCCTACAAGAGTATCCAGGTAAGAAAGAACTAATTATAGTTAATGATTACCCTCTACAGAAGTTAATATTTGATCATCCAGAAATTAAGATTTATAATCTAGATGAGACATTCTCCACAATTGGAGATAAAGAAAACTATGCTATAGAAAGATGTTCTGGAGAACTAATTGCTGTATGGGATGATGATGATGTAGCTTTACCAAATCATCTATCTAATATAGCTAAGTTCTGGAGACCAGATGCTAATCTTTTACACTGGCAAAATGGTGTGTTCTATAATGAACCTAATATAACAGATCTAATGGCTCTTGGTAATTCAGGTATTGTATATAGCAAGAGAGCATGGGAAGAAATTGGAAGAAGTCCAATTGAGAACGCTGGTGGAGATATGACATTAGTTGTAGCTCTACATAATTTAGGAAGAGATAAAGTGGTATTAGCTGATCCTCCTAATGAAGAATGTTCTTGGTTTTATATGTGGGGTGGTAGAGGATATCACCAATCAGGTATGGGAACAGACACTGCAGATAGACCTAGTGTTATAAAAAGACATAGTGATTATATAGAAAACTTAAGAAGAAAAGGACAAATCCCTACAGGAGATGTTCATCTTATGCCTCAATGGAACAAAAACTATAGTCAAATGCTAAAAGATTATATCAATGAACATAAATAGTATATCAATAGATTCAACTAATTCTATTACAGAATTATGTCTTCTTGGAGTGAAATATCCAACAGATAAATCTCCATATAACAAAGATGCAAACTTACATAAGCATGCATACACTTCTATATATAATCTATTATTCTCTAATATTAGATATAATGATCTACGTATAGGAGAACTAGGTATATTAGAGAATCATTCAATGCTTTCTTGGAGAGAATTCTTTCCTAATGCTACATTGTATGGATTTGAATGGTTTGATAGTAGATTAGATAAAGCAATTGGTGATAACATACCAAACTGCATATACAGTAAGATGGATGTTACTAATCCATCATCTATTCAAGGAGGACTAATTAATGCAGGAAGTAACTTTGATATACTTATGGATGATTCAACACATGTGTTTGAGGATCAAATTAAGTTTATCAATGTGGCATACAAACATTTAAAACCTGGAGGATTTCTAATTATAGAGGATATATTTATTAGTGCTAAAGAAGAAGATTATGCAAATCAAATAAATCATTTATCTGATTATTTCTCTTCTGCTACATTTATATTTGCTAATCATAATTTAAAACATTCTCCTGGATGGAATAATGATAAGCTTCTTGTATTACATAGAAATGATAAGCCATGTTCTTAAATATAATTACTCCCTGTTCAAGACCACAAAACTTAGATGTTATATCTAAGAGTATAAATATTCCTAGAGAAAAATATAGGTGGATTGTTGTATTTGATTTACCAGAAGTACCAGAAAATATTCCAGATAATTGTGAAGCATATGCAATTAAAGATATTAATAGTATATCAGGTAATGCACAAAGAAACTTTGCTCTTGATTTAGTTACAGATGGTCATATTTATTTCAATGATGATGATACTATTATGCAACCTACATTATGGGATGAAATAAAAAATGGAGACTTAGAAGATTTTATATCTTTTAAACAAGCTGATAAAGATGGAAGTATAAGACTAGAAGGAGCTAATATATCTGTAGGAACTATAGATAGTCATAATTTTGTTACATCTATAGAATGTATAGGAAATACAAGATGGGTGTTAAATAGATATGATGCTGATGGTGTATTTGCACGTGAGTGCTATGAGAAAGCAAAAACTATATTCTATATACCCAAAGTGCTATCTGTTTATAATTCTTTAACATAAAAAAAGCCCTCACTAAGAGGGCTTTATTATTTTGATAATCTTTTTTGTTTCATTGGAGCCATAGGACTTTTTAATCTACTAGGAGTATCAGCCTCCTTCATATAATTTCCATTGATAGACTTAGGTGGTTTCACCTTAGGAGCCAATCTAGGCTTACCAGATTTCTTAGCTTTACCAGCTGTCATTGATTTACTTGCAGCCATATTTACATTTTGTCATTTTACCACCAGACTTCATAGTCTTAGCAGTCTTTTTAGTTTTAGCTATTGTTTTTAACTCTTTTTCTTTTATGGCTTCATATCCTTTATTCTTTTGATAACCATTTTGAGCTTTCTTAATAGAACTACCAGACTTAGCTTTTCCTTTAGCAGCTGTAATAATATCAGCTCTAGTTACACCAGGGTTTTTATCAAATCCAGCTTTAACAGATTTCATTCCTAAAGAAGTACCAGATTTAGCTTTCTTAACTACTTTTTTAACAGGACCACCATTCTTTCTTTTACCCTCTCTTATTTCTTTTAAGATTCTAGCATTATTAGCTTTTTGTTCTGCTGTTAATACAACTGATGAAGATTTAGGAGTTTGATTTATATCAGTTGTACCTTTATTTGCATCTTTTCCTATTTTTTTAAATTCTTTCCATGAAATGTCTTCTGTCATTCCAAATTTTCCTTTATTTTTTTGCCATTTTGCCTCTTTTACTTTTTCAGATAAGGTTAATGCTTTTTTAGGAGCTGTTTTTTCAACAGCTTTTACTCCTTTTTTTATTAAGCCACCAAGTTGTGCCTTTTTAATTGTTGCCATGATTTATTATTTATAAGGTTAACAATTCCACTTACGTAGAGATTTATTTATTCTTGAGTTAGGATCATTTGCTGTCTTAGCAGATGTAAGCTTCTTCTTCATACCAGACATTCTACTACAGAAAGACTTACGTCTACCAGCAGCTTTACTTCCAGGTTTTAACTTAGAAGGTTTAGTTGTAACAGCTGTCTTAAGCTTGCTACCAGGGTTAGCTTTTCTATATGAAGCTACACCTTTAGCATTTAGTCCTCCAGAAGGATTCTTTCCTTCTTTTCTTTGCCAGCTTGGGGTTTTAGCCATTGTTTCTCAGATTTAAATATTTATATTTTTCCAAGTTTTTCCTCTATGTATGTCTTTTATAGAGTAATAACTAAGTTTAAGTTTGTCTGCTACCTGTTTAGGAAGAAGACCATTTGCTAATTGTTTTTTAATTTCAATTACTTGTTCTTCTGTAAGCTTGGCCATTTTATGAGAAGCTCCACTTTTCCAATTCTTTGATAAATTTTCTAAATGTTTACTTCTATAATCATCATCTTTCCAATTTTCTTTTTGAGATATAGATTTTTTAAGTTTGACTTCTTCTGTTCTTTTGATTCCAAGATTACTTCCAGCAATTTTAGCAATGTTATACGTAGGATTTAAACTATCTATATAACTTTGTTCAATCTTTAGTGTTTCTTCAATAGAACACTCACATAAAATTTCAAATGTAAAGTTATGTTCTCCATGTTTATTAACTGCTCTAATTAGTTTTACACATGTAGATTTATTAGTTCTTATATGATTAATATGAGTATAATACCTTTTTATTAAATTGTTTGTACTTCCTATATAGAATTTACCATCAATTTGATTAGTGATTTTATAAACAACTCCTCCTTTCTCTTTTTGAGAAAAGTATTTTTGTTTATGTTCATTACTAATATCTAATATCATTTTCCTTTAGATTTTATTTTTTTCTCCTGAGTCAACATTGCTTTGGTAGGAGCTTTAGGTTTTGCACCAGTTTTTTTATTTTGAGCAGCTTTGCTTCTCAAGTTATCCCATAATCCACGTTGTGAATATGAACCATCAGCACGCTTTAACATACCACCATTCTTTACAATTGGTTTACCTGGTATACCATAAAGTTTTCCAATCATACCACGAGCCTCAGTACTCTTTTTATAGATAGGATTGTCTTTAAATATGCTACTACCCATCATAGCTTTCTTTTTCTTAATAGGGTAACCATTTTTATCATATCCTGGCATTCCTTTAAGTTTTTGTCTCATTGCGTTTTCTCCAGCTGCCATTCCTTTTTTCATTTCATCATCTGCAGATTTTCTAAAACCAAGCTTACCTGCTTCTCTAGCTTCTTTAAATCTATATTCTTTTTCTTTATTAAAGTAAGCTGTACTATCTTTTGTCTTAGTACCGTTCTGTGCTTTCTTAATAGCACCACCAGATTTTAATGTGCTTCCTGCATATGGACCTTTCTTTTTGATAAGAGGACCATTAGGAACAGGTGTTATCTTACCACCTTTACGTAATACACCAGGACCTACATAGGCTGATGCTTTTTGGGGATTTAACTTAGACATGATTATTTCTTTTTATTCATTTTACTAAAAGTTTTGGCAAGATTATATCTTTTACTTCCAGGAGGACAAGTTTTACTGCCAAGTTTAGGTCCAGTACAAGGTTTATCTTTACGCATTCCTTTTACTGCTTTCTGAATCCATTTACCATCCTTAGCTTTTACAGATCCACCATTCTTTTTAGCCATAGCAGCTAATACACGATCTGGTTTTTTAGTAGATGTTTTAGTAGTTTTACCAACACCAGTTGGTATTAATGATTTAGCAACATCTCCCACTGTAGCATTCTTTACATCATCAATAGTATTATTAATTAATCTTTTACCAAAATTAATTGCTCTTCTTGGTACATCTTTTAATTTTGTACTAGTAATATCTTCTAGTCTTGTCTTAGGTGCTTGCTTTAGCATTGCTCCTTTTTGAGCTTTTTTAATAGGTTTCTTAGCTGTAGCCATGACTTAGCACTTTTTACCTTTAGACATTTTACCACCAGCTTTCATTTTGGTAGCACCAAGTTGTTTATCTGCAGTAAGTTTAGCTTTACCTTTAGCACCTTTTAATGTTTTCTCTTGCACCTTAGTCCAAGCACCTTTAGGATCTACAGGACCTACACGTTTAGCAGAAGCTTTAAGACCAGTTAAAGAACCACCGTTCTTCATTTTCTTTTTAGTAGTTCCACCATTTCTATCAATTTTAACTTTAGAAATTTCCTTAATTGCATTTCCTTTAGCATTTAAAGGGGTGTCACCTTTTTTAATTCTCACCATTTCTTTATTTATGTAATCTTGAGTATTATTTAACTGTTTAGAACTAGGAGATTTACCACTAATTTTCATAAGCATAGCGTATGTTTTAGGTAAAACTCTATTAGATTCTTTAATAGAATCATTTTTCTTAGATGCATAAATCTCATTAAACTTTTTGTCTAATTTTTCTTTAGCACCATTCTGTGCTTTTTTAATAATTTTTGCCATAGCGTTTAAATGTTATATTGGGTTTAACAATAAGATCACGATGGGTATATTGCCAAAGTTCTCCTGTTTGATTAATTATTATTGTATAGATGGTGTCTGTCTCTGTTCCATAATCTGTAACAAGCCACACTACCCCATCTCCCTTGGGTGTTGTAACATCTATTCTATTCTTAGGTTCATATATTCTCATAGAGAAGAGCTTTTGTTTGAGTGTTATTCGTCTCCCAACACCATTTTACTTATTCTGCTACTGCAGCTTCTGCTTCTACTTCCTTAATGATATCAGCTTCAACACCTTGAATCATTAATTTTTCAATCACCTCATTAGCTTGCATCATTAATTGAAAACGTGCAGCTTCTTCTGATGATAAGTAAGCTCTAACTGTGTTTAGGATTAACCCAAACTGTGCTCCTGTTAATGTGAATGAATCTTCAGGAGTCCAAGTGTACCTTTTTGCAGGATCGTACTGTGCCATAATTTAATTGGTTTTTTATTAATAATCAGTAAAAGTAAAAAATGTTTTTGAAATAAACAAATACAGTCTAATAGATTTTGTTTAATGTAAAAATTTCTGAATAATATGACATATTAATTTATTGTAATTTTAATAGTATCCTATTACAGCTTGAAATGCTCCTCCAGCTCCAACATTACCAGTTGTTTCTACAGTTACTCTAATTACATCTAAAGTGCCAAGTGAAAAAGATTGAGTATCTAATCTTTTTAAACCGCCATCAGCAGGTAACATTGTTAAAGTTATTTCAGGTGTTAAAGATGAATTTTTATAAATATTAAGTGTAACAGCTGTTCCTGGTGGTAAAGCTGGTTGATAAGCCATAGTTACAGTAATTACTAAAGATAATTGTGTAACTGGCACTGGTAAAGCAAGTAAGGGGTCGTAAGGATTCGTTTTTGCCTCATTGACTAATTGTCCAACTGGTATAGTTCCAGTAAGCATATAATATCTTCTATTTGTGCCAAGACCATTTATAGTTCCAAAAGAGAATGATGCTGGTGCTTGTGTAGCTGTAAAAGAATTACCATTAGCAGTATTATTTACTAAGTCTGTACCACCAATAAGCATTGTACCTAAATTTCTATTTACATCATATAAAGCTCCACTAATTGTAGAAGTTCTTATTGCAGAAACAGCAGAAGCGTCATTAGTTTCAAAACCAATAATATTACTTCCTGTACCTCTTGCATAAATATTTGTTTCTCTAACTGTAAATCTATTTGGCCCACTCACATAAACTCCTCTTGATACCCCTGTACTACTTGATATAACATTTATCGTAGTTCTTGCAATAGCATCTGTTGCAGAAAAAGTGGTAGCTGAAGTTCCTGCTGATAAAGCACCTGTGATACTTGGTCCATTAACAGTAGTTGATGTAACATTTATAACACATGTTCTTATTTTAGCTGTAATAGATGCTCCACTAACGTATTCTACACCAACAAGATTATAGTTACCAGCTGAAGTTAAATTACAAGTAACATTTTCCATCCTTGCATTAGAACTTAAAGTAACTAAAGTTGTATTAGCAGTAACCCCTAATTTTTGAATAATTACTGCTTGTGTACTTGCTCCTGTTACACATACTCCAGCAGGAATAGTTATAACTTCATTATATGTACCTGCATTAATAATAACATTTGTACCAGAAGTAGCAATTGCTAAAGCAGCAGATATAGTTAAAAATGGAACTGAATTAGGATTTAAAGCTGCATTTGTATCATTACCATAAACAGCATCAACAAATAAAGTATTTCCAACTAATTCAGATATTCCAGGTACTCCTTGAATACCTTGCACCCCTTGAACACCTTGTTCACCCTGTGGTCCCTGAATTCCCTGTATCCCTTGTGGTCCTTGTAGATCACCTACATCTTCCCAAACATTAGTTGCTGTGTTCCAAATCATTAAAGATCCATCTGATTCAAGTAACCAAGCTTCTCCAGGTAATCCTGGTGAACCACCAGCTCCTGCTAAGAATGCAGCAAGATCTGGATAGGATCCAAGCACTGTCAATGCAGCACCTGTTTCACCTTGTATTCCTTGTGGACCTGCAACACCTTGTATTCCTTGTTCTCCTTGAATTCCTTGAGGTCCTTGAGGACCAACCACTGTACTTGCTAGTTTCTTGATTAACTCATCAAGATTAAGCCATCCCTTGTATCCTGTACAAGGTTTACATAATTGTTCCCAAAATCCTGCTTTTATAAATGTTGCCATATTAATCTAAGTTTATTTCAAATGTTATTACACTTGATGTTTTAATTGATTTACTCATATCCACTCTGATGTTGAACATATTGCAGAACTTAAGAATCTCTTCTATAAGCATGTTGTTATACATTGGATGACTAGCTGCTATTCTAAATCTATAGCTATGGGTATTCTTTGTAATCTCAAGACTACATAATTCATCAACAGAACTTATTACACCTTCTAGGTGAGCAAGAAAAACCTCATCGTTATCTTGCATCACCTTTGGAAAATGTTTTCTGTTTATCTCCATTATGACAATGTTAACAAATACTTGGTTTTTGCCGCTTCTCCTGATAATGCATCAGCTAAGTTGCATACATCGTGAAAACTGTTCTTCTCTCCATACATCTTTAAGGAAGATGCAAATGACATAAGATCAGCTACACATTGTTCAGGTTTGCAGTTTGTAAGAGGTTCAATTTTATAAATACCAGGTCTTTTACCTGTATATCCCATAATCTTTTCTACCAATCCATCTTTAAAATCATGTACATAATCGTACAATCCTCCTAAAGCTTGATGCTCTGCATATGAGCTTGTTTGCCAGTGCAATAAATGTAATTGCTCGTGAAAGTAAGTAAGCTTTGCAGCAATACTATCTAATGAAAGTTCACTTCCTTTGCTTTCCATCATTTCATTTGGAAATAGGGATTTTAGTGCCATGTTGTTTAGTTTTTAAATTATGCTGGACCAGTAGTTGTGGTGGTTGTAGTAGGTGCTATAGTTGTGGTGGTTGTAGTTGTATAATTACAACATTCTTTAGCATCTATTTCTTGCCAGTTACCAACCTTTGGTTTAAATGCTTGTACAATTAAACTACTAGGTACAATACGTCCTGAACCATCAAAACGTACAAAAGCTTTAAGCTTATTATTGTTATTACTTCTAGCCATGATTATCCAGGTATTGTTGTTGTTGTAGTAGTAGTTGGAGCTACAGTTGTTGTACTTGTTGTTGTTGGAGCAGCTGTAGTGGTTGTAGTGGTAGTATAATTACAGCACTCATATGCTGGAATCTCTTTCCATTTACCAACTTTAGGTTTGTTCTTTCTAAGAATCAAACTTCCTGCAACTATTCTGCCAGATCCATCGAATCTAACATAAGCCTTTAAAGGTCTTGAATTAATGCTTCCCATGTGTTTTTTAATTTATGGTTAATAGTTTAGGTTATATTTGTTTTTGATTTCATTTAGCTTAGTGGCATAAAACCACGTACAATATTTTTTTGATTGTTCATCATTAAGAATAGCATCTAGGTTAGGATCTTTTGTTGGATCAGTTCCCATATGATATTTACCTTTATAGAAAGCAGGATATCCATTACCTGTCTCAGAAACTATTCCTGCATTATGAAAGATTGTGTATGTATCTAGTTTTGATATAGGATCAGTTGCCCAAGCAAATGCTAATTCTGGAACCACTTTAGTTTCTCCATCTCTTAACCAAATGTTCCAAAGAACAGCCCACATATCAGCACACCAACTTTGGTATCCAGCATTTTCATCTTTAAAGAACTCTCTATTTACTTTCTGTAAATAGGTTCTAATAAGAATACAATCATTCATCACCTTACTCCAGAAGTCACCATCTATATTCTTTAATAGATATTGTGCTCCTCCTGAATGATCATTATTAGCTTCAGCTATTTCTCTACTTATTCCTACAACACTCGCAATTTCTGCAAGAACATCTCTAGTTTTGTATTCTTCCAGTTTTTCTGGAAGTACCTGATTAATTTTACTGTCAAAATAACTAGCATTGATATAACTATTTGTATCTGATAAGTAACATATTCCATCTTCTAAGAATTGATCTACATTGAAATCCTTCATGAATAGAATGTCAGAGTCACAATAGAAGATTGCTTTTTCACTTAGTTCAGGATGTTTCTTGAAATGTTTCCAAAGAACATATGGACGTAGTACAGGAATATAGATTCCAATCAATCGATTTAAATTATCCTCATCTTCATAGTAATGAAACTCACCTTCTGGATATAGATCTTCGATCTGTTTCCACTTATCTCTATTCTCTCTTCCTTTAGGAGTGAATATTAAATTGATTGCTTTGTCAGAATGTCCTATTTCTTTAAGACTCTCCATCCAAAGATTCACTTGCCATGTGTAATAAATATCGCTTGGGCAAGCTTGAACAAATTTTAAATCTTTCATAATGTAGTTGGTTTAATATGATTATTTATAATGCTGTTGTTGTAGATGTTGTAGTGGGTGCTATTGTTGTAGTAGTAGTTGTAGTTGTACCACATCCACCAGCTGCTACACATGTTAAATATTCTAATTGTTTGGATATCTGCCAAAGCAAGTTAGCTGTAGTGCTCCATCCGATTTGTCTACTAGGTATAGCCATGATTATTTATTTATTAAGGTACAATATTTAATATTCCAACATTACTCCATACAGAACCACTTGGCAAACCTGCACTTGCAGTAGGTATATTTTTAATTGATAAGTTATTTACAAATGTAGTACACACTCTATCGGCAGTTATATTGCTTCCTACAATCATTGCAGAATCACAAGTATTTGTTGTGTTATATTGCCCTCCTAATATTGCTGAAGCACAACCAGAAGCAGTATTATCATAACCACCACCAACAGAAGAATAATAACCAGATGCAGTATTTTGATAACCACCTCCTATTGTTGAACAAGCTCCTGAAGCAGTATTATTTCTACCACCACCAATTGTTGAACCATAACCAGAAGAAGTATTATTAGAACCACCACCAATTGTTGAACAATTTCTTAAAGCGTTATTTTGACGACCTCCCCCAATTATTGAATATTGTGATGAAATAACGTTTTGACGACCTCCCCCAATAAAAGACCTTGCTCCACTAACTATATTATATTCTCCACCGACAATAGATGACTGCACTCCTGATACTGTACTACGATAACCCCCAAGTATATTTGAAAAAGTTTGAGTTACGACATTATAACTTCCGCCAAATATGGTAGATAAACCTGCAATCGCACTATTTTTATAACCACCTCCTACAATCGCAAAATTATTAATTGCTTCATTGAGTTGACCTCCAACTACTGCGGTAAATGTACAATACGCATAGTTCTGTAATCCACCACCAATTACCGATAAGTTTCCATAAGCCAAATTTTGAACTCCTGCACCAACAAAAGAAACCTGTCCGCAAGAATAGTTTTGAAGACCACCTGCAATCGTTGCGTATTGATTAGTAGCATAGTTAAACTTACCACCTCCAATAGTTGCAAAATAACAAGAAGCAATATTGCTATCTCCACCACCAATTATTGAATAACAACCAGAAGCAGTATTTGAAAGACCACCACCAATAATAGAATAATAACCAGAAGCAGTATTAGATTGACCACCTCCTATTGTTGAATTAAAACCAGAAGCAGTATTAGTAACACCACCACCTATTGTTGAAAATTCTCCACATGCACTATTTTGACGACCACCACCAATTGTTGAATAATTAATACAAGCATAATTTCCAGTTCCACCACCAATAGTAGAATAATAACCCGAAGCAATATTTGAAGCACCACCACCAACAGTTGAAGAAATTCCAGAAGAAGTATTTGATTTTCCACCACCAACAGATGAATTTCTTGCAGAAGCAGTATTAGTTGAACCACCACCAACAGTTGAAGAAATTCCAGAAGCAGTATTTACTTTACCTCCACCAATTGTAGAATTTGCACCAGAAGCAGTATTATAACTACCACCACCAACTGTTGAATAATAATTTGATGAAATATTACAATAACCACCACCTACAAAAGACTTATCACAAGAAGCAGTATTATATTGACCACCACCAATAGTTGATAATGTTCCACTCGCATCATTAGTGCCTAAACAAGGTTCTATACCTGTAGTGTTAGTGTTATATTTAAATGGACCTGATGAACCACCAACTACTGTTGATGTTACTTGTGTTAGATATTGTAGCTGTTTAGAGATCTGCCATAAAAGGTTATCTTCTGTTTTCCAACCTATTTGTCTAGATGGTATAGCCATGATTTTAAATTTTTATTTATTATACAAAAATAATTATTTTTCACGATAAGTAAGTGATTTTCACCAAAATAAAATAACAAAAATAGTTAGAACGAGTCTAACTAGTTTGATTATTTACCTTGACCTTTATAAAGTTTCTTATAGTTCTTTGAAGATTTAAGCTTCGATGTCTTTGTTTTAGCATGGACACCTGGTCTGCTCACTTTAATCTTGATTCTTTTCTCTACTGTGTTGGTTTGTTTTGCCATGATTTAAAATAAGTTATATTCTACAATGAATCCATACCCTGATGGATTATTTGGTTGTGCAAAGTATTGTCCTCCTACACTGAATTTAGGAAATTGTAATAACAATGTTCCATATAAATATGGATCAACTAAACTAGAGTTTACGGTTTGAACTCCTAGGTATCCATGAAGCTCAGGCTTCTTCCACCATCCTATTGCTTTATCTTGAACAGTGATGATTTCATCTTTCTTAGAGATGATCTGTTCCTGAATCTTGATAACTTCAGTAAGTTCAACAATTTGTTGATGAAGATTATCAATCTCTTCATCTTTTAACTCTAAATGTTTTTCACACAAATCTCCTTTAACAAGATCTTTAACTACTTCTCTAGCTACTTTCTCATTCAGCACTATCTTCTTGATAGTATCTGTCTGTGAAAAACTGTTGAAGCTTACTAAAAGCAATAGTATCGATAACTTTAATTGTATCATGTTGTAATTGTATTAATGTTTTTTGTTTTTCTATAATTACGTCCTTGTGAGATTTTAAACTATCAAGAGAATGCCAGTGTGATTCTTCACGTTCTTCTAGCACCTCTATCTCTTTCTCAAGACGTTGTTTTTCTACAAGCAATTCATTCTTCTTTTCCATCCCATAAAGAAGGAACAGAACGAAGAATACTATTAGGATGGATCCTAACCATTGCTGTTTTATAAAATTACTTATATGGAGCATAGCTAGTTTTACCGTTAACTTTTAAAGCTTTAAGAATTTGTTTTCTCTGTTTACCTGTAGACTCATATGATACATGAACCCAATCAGGATTAGATGCTGTTCCAAATTCCCAGATCAACTGATCAAAGTTTAAGTTATCTTTAATGTAGTTGAATATCTGTGCGTTTGTAATAGATGTACCATCCATATCAATATCGATAGCTTCACCTGTACAATGTTGTGAAGAAGCTGCTCCACCAATTGCTTTGTTTAAAGCAGCACTTCTGTAACCAGAAGAAATATGAATTGGTTTATTAAAATGTTTTCTGATAGGTTGGAATATATTCTCAGCTAACTTCTTAAAGTTTTCAATGTGTTCAGGAGTAGGCATGTTACTAACTCCTTTTCTTTTAGCAGTTTCTGATCTCATTACTTCTGCTAGTGATAGGTTTTCTGATAATTGCATTATTGTTTGTTTTTAGTAAATTTATCAATTGATGTAAGGCCCAATGCACCGAATGCAAATAAAGCTACAGACTCTACAAGAATGTCTGAAGGTTTAACTGATTCATGACTGAATGTATTAGCAATTAAAGATGCTACAAGTGCAACAACACATAAAAGTCCTGCTACACGTTTAGATGAAACTCTATCTGATTCATCACTTACTAGTTCTTTCCAAAAACTCATAATATTATTTTTTAGTTACTGTTCGTTTAACTGGAGGTTTTCTTCTAACTGGTTTCTT